TCTTTTTCAGTTAGCACTTTGAATTGCCAACCATGTTCTTTGCAAAATAAGTCTGCAGCCCGCCACTTTTCTTGATTGACTGCATAAGTTGCCGCTTCTTGTAAGAATCGGTTTGTCTTTCTTTTTTGCACAGGTTTTACTGTTTGCTTCTGTGGTTTTATCTCAATGACAACAGTTGATTCTGCGCCATTCTTTTGTTTCAATCTAACGATAAAATCTGGAAAGTATCTGTGTATTTTTTGGTCAATTGGTGACCTGTATTTGATAATAAGTTCTTCAGATGCCCACCAAATAACACTTGGATTTTCATCTAACCATTTCATCACCCTAAGTTCCCATGAGGAACGGTAAACGACATTTTCAGAGTCGCCTTTATATTTGCTTCGATTTTTTGGTGTAAACCACCCTTTATATGACATAAATAGTATCCATATGTATGATAAATATATCTAGTAAACCTACAGGACAATAAATGGCCGGACTATTAAGCTTTCTTTCAGACATTAGTGTAAGACCACCAGAAATTTCTGGACCATTAGCTCAGTTAATGCAGAGTCAATACGAGCTTAAAAATCTGAAATATCCATCAGACTTAGGTGCAAATGATAAAGGTCATTATCTGGTAATAAACATTAATGTACAAAAATCAACGCAATTCAAAAATGACATTAATGTTGGCGCAGCTGCAAGAAGATTTGATACTGGACCAGGCGGTGCTGGTGTTAATAGTCTTTTGAGTACAATATCAAATGCCGCAGATACAGTTAAAGAATTCGCAGCATCAGTTAAAGGAACTATTGAAGGACAAATTAATAAGCTTGGTGTATCAACAGATACAAGTGGAACCGCTGTTGGTACAGCTACTAGTGCTATTGATAGAGAATTAACTGGTTTTATAAAAAATATAGGTGATGGTGTTAGAGCAACAAAACAGATAAGCACAGTTATATATCTGTATATGCCTGACACATTAAATTTTGACCAAAGTCAACAATACGATAATCCATCATTAGCTGGTCTTGCAAGTGGTATTGCTTCAGCTGGACAATCTGTAGCTGATGTGATGACTTCTGGTGGTTCTACTAATGAAAAGATAAGCAAAGGTGTTTCAAATCTTACGCCATTTGCTGCCAAAGCATTTTTAAGTAAATTTGGCGGAAAAATTGGTGATGTTTTGTTTACTGCGGGATCAGGATTAGTTCAAAATCCATTGATGGAAGTTTTGTATACACAACCAAAATTTAGAGAATTTAGATTTGATTTTATGTTGTATCCAAGAACAGAAGCTGAATCTATGGAAGTTCAAAAAATAATTAGTGAGTTGAGATTTCATCAGGCACCAGAAGGATTAGCTTCTTCTAATGGTTTCTTTTTAGTACCTCCTTCAGAATTTAATATTTCTTTTTATTATAATGGTCGAGAAAATCCAAATATTCCAAAATTAGGAATTTGTGTTCTAAGAGGATTACAGATTAATTATGCACCTAGTGGATTTTCTGCCTATGAAGTTCCAGGACAATCAGCAACATTAGGTGGTACGGGTATGCCAGTTGCAATTCAACTCAGTATGGATTTTATGGAAACAGAAATCAAAACAAAATCCGCTTTCAACGAAGAAGATAAAATGAATGGTTTACCGCATAGGTCAAGTTCAATTGAACTTAGAACTCAATCAGAAATACAAGCTAGTGCAGATTTGAAAGATGCTTATAACTAACTATGTCAAAATATTTTAACTTCTTCCCTAAAGTTTTGTACACAACAGATTCTAATACTGGTGATGTTGTCAACAATATAACTTCACGATTTAATTTTGAAGAAAACTTCAAAAATAATACCGCTGTTTGCTATGAATATGATATACAAGATAGTGATACTCCAGAAATCATTGCTTCAAAAATTTATAAAGATCCAGAAAAACATTGGGTAGTTTTATTGTTTAATGATATTTTGGATCCACAATTTGATTGGCCAATGGATTATAGAACGCTTATTAGTTTCATTGATGAAAAATATAGTGCAAGTGCAAATGCCAATCAATCTGGTTCAAGTTGGGCTCAATCACACACTAAAGCATATTATAAAATAGAAACAAGAACAACAATAAGCACAAATACAATTACTGTGAAAGAAATAGAAGTTGATGCAAACACTTATGCCAATGTTACCAGTTCTTCTTCCAATGTTACATTGGCAGACGGATATATAATTACTATCGCTGTTTCAAAAGACACACAATCGTATTATGATTATGAAATGGAATTAAATGAAGCTAAACGAAAAATTAAACTTTTAAAACCAGAACTTGTTAATTCGGTTGATGAAGAGTTTAGAAGAGTAATTAGATAATGACTATCAATATCAAACAGACAACACAATTTACAATAAAAAAATTAGCTTTAAATTCAAAAGCTGGTCCTTTTGATATTTCTACAATTTTTGAAGAGTTAAATATATTTGACAGCATTCTAACACCTTGTATGTCTGGTACTATTGTTATATTGGATTCAATTGGTTTATCCAGAAAACTTGTATTGGATGGTAGTGAATATTTGGATGTTAGTATTTCTAAAGACAAAGAACCATCAGACAATAGCAAAACAAATATAACAAGAACTTTTAGAATTTTTAAACAAACAAATAGAATAAGTGTAAATCAAACAACTGAAAAATATGTTTTGCATTTTGTTTCGGAAGAAATGATTTTTTCTGAACAACAAAAAATAGCTCAAGCTTATACCGGAAACTATTCCGACATTGCTTCTTCAGTAATTAATAATTATTTAAAGATTCCAAAAAGAAAAATAGCTATTATTGAAAAAACAAAAGGCATACACAGTTCAATTGTTCCTTTACTGTCACCTATTGATACAATGAATTGGTTAGCAAAAAGGTCTGTTAGTGAAAACGATTTAGCTGATTTTTTGTTTTTTGAAAACATAAACGGATTTAATTTTGTATCATTAACTAAGTTGTTTGGTATACAACCCCTTTTTACAATAAATTTTTCACCAAAAAATATTGCGGACAATCTTGGCAAAGAGTTTTTTGGTGTAAGAGATTATAACATAAGCACATCTTTTGATGTGCTTGAAAATACAAGAAATGGTTTTTATTCAAATAGATTTATTGGTTTTGATGTTCTTACACGAACATTAGTCGAATCCGATTTGGGTATAAAAAATCATTATAAAGGAAAACATTTAAATGATAGCCCTAACGCATACTCTTCTTTGAATAGAGATGGAAAAGATCCAGGATTAATGCCTTTCTCAAGGGTGAGTTTGTATCCATTTCAGTTGTACAGAAATTATCAAACATATGTAAAATCAAATGATACTAGTAAATCTTTGATGATTGATGATACACATAAATATGTTCCACAAAGAAAGGCTATTTTGTATAATTTGTTGCAGAAAAAAATGACTATTACAATGCCTGGTAATTTTTCATTAAGTTCTGGATTTATTTTAAATGTTGATTCACATCCATTTTCAGTTACAACCGGTGAACTTAGAGATGATTCTATTTCTGGTAAATATTTAATTATTGCAACAAGACACCTTATTAGTTCAAAAAAACATGAAACTTTTTGTGAGTTAGCTTCAGACTCGACAAATAATGGAGTTATCTTATCAAAAGATCCTATATTACAACAGTCTAAAAACAGATAATGGAAAATACAAATTTTGCCGGAAAAGACGGATTCATTTGGTGGGTTGGTGCAATAGAAAACAGAGCCGACCCATTAGGAATTGGAAGATGCCAAGTAAGAATATTTGGTTGGCACACCTCTAATAAATTAAAAGTACCTAAAGACGATTTGCCGTGGGCACACCCAATGTATCCACTCAATTCTTCAAGGACATTTTCCGCACCACAATTGAATGAATGGGTCGTTGGTTTTTTCTTAGATGGAGAAAGCGCACAACAACCCGTAATGATGGGCATAATACCTGGGATGAAAGTGACATGAGCAAACAATTACAAGATTTACATACACTAACAGCATATGCAACTATAGCACATAAACAATATCTTGCTGGTATGATAACAAAAGAAGAATTCACAAAAAAAATAGATGACCTTGATTGCCATTGTCATAATGATATTGTATTGAATAAAGAACACGCCGAA